AATTACAAGTTGAATTATTTCAATATTCTTCTGAAAAAATTGATACAGGTGTACCTGAGATTGATGTATTTGAACCATTAAAAACATTCAATACTGATCCTACACGTAATGAAGTAATGTATGTAAATAGTATTACATTTACAAATCTTGGTGCAGGTTATGTATCAGCACCAACATTAACATTTAATGGTGGAACTCCACTTACAAATGCTACAGCTACTTGTACTATATTAAATGGTAAAATAAATAGTGCTACAATTACGAATGTAGGAAATGGATTTAAGAGTGTACCTACAATTACAATAAGTGCACCACCAGCTGGAGGAACTCAAGCTGTTGCTACTTGTACTTTAAATATGAATATTGATAAACAAGGTGGCTTTGGTGATAACGTTTCGATTAAAGTTGAAAGAGACGTAAATAATAATAAAGTGGCATGGTCTGAAAATAATCCATTTGGAGAATTTTAATCATGTTAAATAAACCACCATATTATCACGAAACAATAAGAAATTGTATTATAGGATTTGCAAAAATATTTTCAGATCTTAAAATTGAAAGAAAAAAAGCAAACGGAACAGTAGAACAAACGTTATTAATTCCGATTGCTTATGCTCCGAAAGAAAAGTGGATACAACGTATAGAACAAGATCCTACTCTTTCGAATCAATTGATGACTACTCTTCCTCGTCTTTCTTTTGAAATGACTGGATTAAATTTAGATGCAACGAGAAAAGTTTCACGTATGGCATCTATTGAGAAGAATAAAGCAGTTGGAGCTGGAGTAAATACAGCAAATAGAGTATTCGCTCCTGTACCATATAATTTAGATATAAATTTATATTGTATATCTAAAAATACAGAGGATGGTTTACAAATAGTAGAACAAATTCTACCTTATTTTACACCAGAATTCACGATGAGTATTCAATCGATGAAAACACCTCTTGATATTGTCACTGATGTTCCTATTATTTTAAATAGTGTGACATTTGTAGACGAATATGATGGTACTTTTGAGACACGTAGGTTTGTGACATGGACATTAGGTTTTCAATTAAAACTTAATCTTTTTGGATATGCAAACCCAGATGGTAAAATTATATCTAAAACGATTGTTGATATTGGCAATCCAGATAGACAAAACACAATAATAGCTAACCTAAATACAGGTGGAATTACGAGTGAAACATGGGAAGATATATTTAAAACTTCCGAATACGATATAACATAATAGGAAACAAATATGGCAAAACAAGCAATAGGAGTTGGTTCATCGCCGAATGACGGAACAGGTAATACTTTACGTGATGGTGGTGTAAAAATCAATTCTAACTTTGACGAATTGTATAACGGACTAGGTGGAAACACTGTACGTATTGCAATTCCATCATCAGCAATTTCAAATGGTGCAACACTTAAATTTGATGGAACTAATTTCGTACCAAACTCAGATATAGATACAAATACTACTTATGCTATTAGTTCAGAAACAGTAGCAAGTGGTGCAAAAGTAAGATTAACAGGATCAGATTCTACAACTGATGATATATCAATTTTAACAGCGAATGCTGGACTTACAATTACTCGTACTGACGCAAGTACAATCACTCTTACAAATAACAATCCAGCTCCTGTCACTTTTTCTTTAAGTGCTGAAGCAATTCAAGCAGGTCAAAGAACAATTCGTTTAACAGGATCAAATGCTTCGTTATCTGATATTGCTCTTATTGCTGGTACTGGTATGACAATATCAAATGCGACTGCTTCATCTATTACTTTAGATTCTGCAATCGTTTCGGTAAATGGCGCAACTGGTACAGTTTTCACAAACAGAACATATTCTTTTGGTGGTGCTACATCTAGTCATTACGTTGTGACTGGTCCAGGATTGCCTACAGCTGGATCAAATGACCCAGATATTATTGCTCAAAGAGGTGAAACTATAAGATTTACAAATACACGTTCAGGACAAATTTTAGAAATACTTGATACTTCAAATGCTGCTCCTGCAGGTGATTATATTTCATCGCAAGGTTCATCAGCTAATATAGCAGATCAAAACCAAACGATTACATTTACAATACCAATGTCTGCTTCTACAGGAAACACATTTAAATATCGTAGTCAAACTGAGCCTGCGAATATGTTAGGAAACATAGTAGTTATATAATAAAGGTGGATAGGGCTTATGCCTACAAATTTTTATAATGCAAATACAGCACTTAAAGCTGTTGGTGTAAAAGTAAAATTTACAAAACAAGAAGTACAAGAATTTCTTAAATGTAAAGAAGATCCAATTTATTTTATAGAAAATTATTGTAAAATAGTTTCATTAGATTTAGGATTAATTCCTTTCGCTTTATATGATTGTCAAAAAGAAAAAGTAAGGACAATCATGAATAATCGTAAAGTGATTTTAATGGAAGGAAGACAGCAAGGAAAAACTATTACTTCTGCTGCATGTATTGTACATTATACATTGTTTAATGATAACGTCACTGTTGGTATATTAGCAAATAAAGGAAGTACCGCAAGAGAAGTTTTAGATCGTTATCAATTAATGTATGAAAATTTACCTTTATGGTTGCAACAAGGTGTTGTGACTTGGAATAAAGGAGATATAGAATTAGAAAATGGTAGCAAAGTATTTACTTCTGCTACAACACCAAGTGCGATACGTGGTAAATCAGTTAATTGGTTATATATTGATGAAGCTGCAATTATACCAAATCAAATCGCAGAAGAATTTTTTACTTCAGTTTATCCTACTATTATGGCAGGAGAAACTACAAAAATATTATTAAGTTCTACTCCATTAGGATATAATCACTTTTGGAAATTTTGGAATGATGCTGTAAATGATAAAAATGGATTTAAAAATCTTTTTATTCCTTACGATAAAATTCCAGGAAGAGATAAAGCTTGGGCTGAAGCACAAAGAAAATTACTTGGTGATGTAAAATTTAATCAAGAAATACTTTGTGAATTTTTAGGAAGTTCACTTACACTTATTAGTGGTGAAACTTTAAGAAATTTATCTCCTAAACCATTCATATATTCTAAAGATGGTTTAGATATATTAGAAAAGCCTGAACCGAATCGTAAGTATGTAATTGTAGTTGATTTGAGTAAAGGAACAGGAAGAGATTATACAGCACTTAGCATTTTTGATATAACAGAAATGCCTTATAAAGTTGTAGGTAAATATCGTTCGAATACAATTAGCATACTACTCGTTCCAAGTATCATAGATAAAATTGGAAGAGATTATAATAATGCTTTTGTGTTAATTGAAATTAATAGTGGTGAAACAGTTCCCTATATATTACATAATGAATTAGAATACGAGAATATTATCTTTGTTGCAAGAGTTAAGAATGAAGGACAAAGAATTACTGGTGGATTTGGTGACAAATCAAGTGCACTAGGTGTCACAACTGATGTATCTGTAAAAAGAAAAGGTTGTAGCATATTAAAGAATTTAATTGAGAATAATAGTTTATTAATATTTGATTCAACTATTATTAGCGAATTAACTACATTTATCAGCAAAAATGGTTATTTTTCAGCTGACGATGGCTATACTGATGATTTAGTGATGACGTGTGTACTCTTTGCTTGGCTTACAGCTGACGTATATTTTAGAGAAATAACGGACGTAAATATAAGAAAAGAGTTATATAAAAAACAAATACAAGAGATTGAAGAAGAGTTGACTCCATTTGGCTTCTTAAATGATGGAAATGACCGAGAAAACCCTTCGAATTTTTGAAAAAACTAAATAGGTAAGAGAAATAGCACGTTTGTCAAGAAACGTGTCAATAATTAAAGAGGAGAGAGCAAAATGGCATTCCAATTAAGTCCAGGAGTAATTGTCACAGAAAAGGACTTCACAAGCATAGTTCCTAATGTTGCCACAAGTGCAGGTGCATTTGTAGGTAAATTCGCATGGGGACCAATCGAAGATCCAGTGCAAATTACATCCGAAAACGAATTAGTAGAAAGATTCGGTACACCAGATGATTCAACTTTTGAATCATTTTTTACTGCAGCTAACTTTTTATCATACTCGAATAATTTATTCGTAGTAAGAGGAAATGGTTCAAGTGATAGAAATGCAGGAATTAGTGGTACCGCAGTTAAAATTAAAAACGCAGAACAATACTTATCATCATATGCAGGTGGTCAAGGAACTGTTGGCGAGTTCGCAGCTAAGTGGGCTGGAGCACGTGGCAATTCTTTAAAAGTATCAATGGCTGATAAGTCGACTTTCACAGGTTGGACTTATGAAACTAGCTTTGATAGATCGCCAGACACATCAGCTTGGGCAACATCAAATAACGTATCTAATGATGAAATTCATATTATCGTAATCGATGAAGATGGATTATTTACTGGCACAGCTGGTACAATCTTAGAAAAATTTGAATATGTTTCAAAAGCATCAGGTGCTAAAAAATCTGATGGTTCAAACAATTATTACAGAGATGTAATCAATTCAAATTCAAAATACATTTGGTGGATGGATCATCCAACTCAATCAGCAGAAGTTAATAATGCAGCTAATGCTAGTGCAGTTGCTTGGGGTACAGCTCCAGCAGCACAACCATACAAAGACATTACAGCAGCATTAAATGCTTCTTTAACTGGTGGTGTTGATGATTATGCAGGTATAACTGCAGGAAACATTCAAACAGGTTATGCTTTGTTTGCAAACGATCAGCTTGACATATCGTTAGTCCTTTTAGGAAAAGCGACAGCAGCAACAGCAACTTATGTAATTAGTAGCGTCGTAGAAGTAAGAAAAGATGCAGTAGCTTTTATCTCTCCAGAAGCAGCAAATGGTTCTTATATTTCTGATGCTTCAGCGACACCAGTAGCAGATATTATAACATATAGAACAGCACTTCCAAGTTCTTCTTATGCTATATTAGATTCTGGTTATAAATTCCAGTATGATCGTTATAATGACAAGTATCGTTATGTCCCATTAAATGGTGATGTAGCTGGTCTTGCCGCAAGAACAGATTATGCTCAAGATCCATGGTATTCACCAGCAGGTGCAAATCGTGGTCAAATTAAAAATGTTGTTAAACTAGCATTTAATCCAAATAGAACACAAAGAGATTCACTTTATCAAAAAGGTGTAAATCCAGTTGTGACGTTTCCAGGAGAAGGAACTCAATTATTTGGAGACAAAACTTTATTGTCAGCACCAAGTGCTTTCGATAGAATCAATGTACGAAGATTATTCATTGTATTAGAAAAAGCGATCTCAATTGCTGCGAAAGCACAATTGTTTGAGTTCAATGATTCTTTCACTCGTGCTCAATTCAAAAATCAAATAGAACCATTCTTAAGAGACGTACAAGGTCGTCGTGGTATTACTGATTTTAGAGTTGTGTGTGATGAAACAAATAATACAGGTGAAGTAATCGACAGAAATGAATTTGTAGCAAGCATTTTCATTAAACCTAATCGCTCAATCAACTTCATTAATCTAACATTTGTAGCAGCAAGATCAAGTGTTAATTTTAGTGAAATCGGTGGCTAATAATTAAAGGAGAAACTTAAATGGCTGATATAGCAGATTTTAAAGCACAAATGACTGGTGGCGGAGCACGTCCCAATCAATTTCGTGTTGAGTTAATTTTCCCTAGCTACGTTGTTGCAGGGATTTTGGCAAGTGCACAAGCACAATTTTTATGTAAAGCAGCACAATTACCAGCAAGCACAATAGAGAACATTCCAGTTCAATATCGTGGTCGTGCTGTTAATTTTGCAGGAGAAAGAACATTTGCTCCATGGACTGTCACAGTTTACAATGATACAAATTTCAATGTAAGAAATGCGATGGAACGTTGGTCAAATGGTATTCAAAATTATCAAACAACTAATGGTCGTGTAAATCCAAGAGATTATCAAACGGATTTAGTAGTAAGACAATTAGATCGTTCAGGTGCAATTATTAAATCATATCGTTTTGTTGATGCTTATCCAATTTCTATTGGTGTAGTTCAATTAGACTATGATACAGCAAATGCAGTTGAAACGTTTGATGTTGAATTTCAATACAACTACTTTGATAGTGATACAGCTTCACGTGATGGTGTAGGAGTGAATATTTCAATTGATACACCAATTGGTTCATTCCCAATTAAAATATAATAACAGAGTTCTAAAAAGAACTTAGAAATAGATTATGGCAGAATTATTTGGCTTTGAGATTAAAAGAAAAACACCGAAGAAAGAACTTAGTTCGGTTGTCACACCATCTAATGTAGATGGTTCGACGTTGGTAGCAGACGCATCGGCATATTATGGATTAACACTTGATTTAGATGCGAGTATTAAGGGCGAAAACGATTTAATAAAAAGATATCGTGAAGTTTCTTATTACCCAGATGCTGATAATGCAATTGAAGACATTGTAAATGAATCAATTGTATTAGATAATCAACGTCTTTCAGTTGACGTAGTTTTAGATGATCTAAAAGCTTCAGATAATATTAAAGACGCTATAAGAAAAGAGTTCGAAGAAGTTTATAAATTATTAGATTTTGATTTACGTGGTCATGATATATTTCGTACATGGTATGTTGATGGAAGACTGTACTATCATATAGTTATAGATCCAAAAAATACTAAAAACGGAATTAATGAATTAAGATTTATAGATCCACGTAAAATTCGTAAGATTAAGAATTATAAAAAAGAAAGAAATGATAAGGGTGTTGACGTAGTAAAAGATATACAAGAATACTACATTTACAATGACAAAGGAATTACTGATAGTTTAGCAACAGGTATTAAACTATCTTTAGATTCAGTTGTATTTGCTCCATCAGGATTAACTGATTTAAATTCTGGTATGATATTATCGCATTTACATAAAGCGATAAAACCAGTGAACCAGTTAAAAATGGTAGAAGATAGTATAGTAATCTATCGAATATCAAGAGCACCTGAACGAAGAATATTTTATATTGATGTTGGTAATCTGCCTAAGTTAAAAGCAGAGCAGTATGTAAACGACATCATGAATAAGTTTAGAAATAAAGTTGTATATGATGCATCAACAGGTGAAGTACGAGATGATCGTAAACACATGTCAATGCTTGAAGACTTTTGGATGCCAAGAAGAGAGGGTGGTAGAGGAACTGAAATTACTACACTCCAAGGTGGACAAAATTTAGGCGAGATAGCTGATGTACAATATTTTCAAAAGAAATTATATCAATCTTTAAATGTTCCTGTCACAAGATTGTTAAGTGAAACAGGATTTAATTTAGGAAGAGCAAGTGAAATAAGTCGTGATGAATTAAACTTCCAAAAGTTTATTGATAGATTAAGACGTAAATTTAGCACTATATTTTACAGTATTTTAAGAGTGCAATTAATTCTAAAAGGAATTATAAAAGATCAAGAGTGGGAACAGTTTTCTCAAAATATTCGTTTTGATTTTTTAAGAGATAATTTCTTTACTGAATTAAAAGAAAACGAAATACTTGCTCAAAGAATTAATATGTTAAATTCTATTGAACAATATATTGGAAAATATTACAGTATTAATTGGGTTCGTAAGAACA